GGGACGGGCCAGCCACCCAGTTCGCCAGCATCATACTGGGCGAGGGACAGGATGCTGCACTCCATGTCCATCGACGCGGCCACATCCTTGACGATGGTGGTCTTGCCCAGCCCAGCCCCACCGATCAGGTAGGGCACGACGTACTGGGCGTCACGCGCATCCTTCAGTTCGAGCGCGTGGATGATGGCCTTCTCGACGATGGCCTGTGCTTGTGAGAGTTTCATTATGCTGTCTCCGCTTCAAGTTTTGCTTTGAGGTCTGCGATTTCTGCGCGGGCGTTTTCGATGTGAACCATGTCCCACCCAATGTCGCCGCTCACCCATGACGGGCGAACGCCGCTGTGCTCCGCGTTCAGCTTGTCGATGGCGTCCTGCTTGCGCTGGATGTAGTCTTCGAGGTAGCTGATCTCGCTTTCGATTTCTTCGCGTGTCATGTCTTGCTCCAATTTGTTCGTTTGCACTTTTCACCATGCGTCAGGCATGACGAGCATGACCATGATGATCAGGCCCGCCAGTGCCAAGAACGCGATGCGCTCCATCATTTCCTTCATGCGAACACCCCCGCGTTGTCGCAGGCTTCGAACAGTTCCTTCAGTTCGAGGTTGTCGAACTGCTTGCCCTTGCTGTTGCCGGGGTAGGTGCGGATCACGCTGCCGCCCGGCTCCGACACATGGTTGAACTTGATCTCCTTGCCCGCCCGCTTGGCGGCCAGCAGGAACACGGCCACATCCAAATCCTCTTCGAGGAAAACGGTGGGCCGATAGTTGATCACGGTGGCGTAGCTGAACCGCGAGATGTCTTCGAGGGTCACGCCCAAGTTCAGCATGTCCTGATAGGGCACCTCAAGCCAGCCGTGCCCGTCGTCGTGATGGAAAGTGTAGGTCATTACTTGGTCTCCTTTGCCCAGATCAGCACCGTGCCGATCACCTTCGACCGCACATCAGTCCGGCCCAGAATCTCGTGGATGAAGTACGCTTCGAGGTCGTCGAAGCTTTCGAACTCGCACCGCGTGTAGGTCTTGCCCCGCGCGGTGATGGTTGACTGCTTGATGTACATGGCACCTCCAAGAGGGGGGGGCCGAAGCCCCCCGAATCAGAACTCTCCCAAGCCTTCAGCGACGAAGGCAGCGACGGCATCATCGACCGTCTCGTTCTCGCGATCAGCGCCAGCCTGTGCGGCCTTGGCTGCATCGCTGTTGCGGTAGGCACGACGCGCGGCCATCAGTTCGCGCATGACGTTCTGGAACTCGTCCAGTTCCTCGTCGGACAGGCCGTCCTTGAAGACGTTGCCCTGCACGGTCTTGCCGTTCTCGTCCTTGGCGGTAGACCATTTGCCGACCACCTGTTCGGCCAGCATCTGGGCCTTGCTCTTCTCGCTCTCGCCCTTCACGGCCTTGGCCAGCTTGTTCTCGCTGTCGATGCCGCTGGTGTCGAAGAACTCCCGCACCATCTCGGGCGTGGCGTTGTCCATGCCGGAGAGATCGAACAGGCGGATCGCGCCGACGCTGTTTTCGATGTAACGCTTGACGGTGGCCTCTTTCAGCCCAGCCTCTTCAAGCAGGGCAGCGCGCAGGGTCTTGGACACAGCACGGGGCAGGTTGCCCTTGACCAGCTTCACCGGGGCGATGCTGGCGATCAGTTCGCAGTAGGCGCTGATCTTCTGGGCGTTGGCCGCTTCGTTGTTGGCCTTGTTGTCGGCCTTGAGGCCAGCGATCTGTGCCTCGGCGGCGTTGATCACGTTGATGGTCGTGTCGGCGATAATGAACTTAGACATCTGGGTTCCTCCATCTGGCTGTCTGGGTTCTCGGCATGGTGCCGTCGATACGCCCCCGCAGGGGCGCATCCAGAGCATCACGCTGCGTTGGGCAGTGCGTTGGGGCGCTGGCAGGCGATCCGCTTTGCCATGTCAGCGAAGGCGAGGGCGACTTGCGACGGCATCGACGCCCAGCCGAAATCGCAGCAGACATCAACGCCGTTCGCGCTGACGATCACATCACCGACCGACAGCGAACGCAGGCCACGGCAGTGGTAGATCGGGTGGACATCGCCGACCACAGAGGCAGGCGCGCCGTTGTCGTAATCGAACACCTTGTCGATGGACGGTGCCTCGACCGTCAGGCCGTGCTGGTAGAGACCAAGCAGCGCAGCGCACATGACGTGCAGCGGCATCTGCTGGTTGTTGCCGTTGATGAACGACAGGGCGCGGTAGGCCTTCGCTCGCGGCGAGGCGTCCCAGCCCTTGGAGTTGATGATGGCCGCGTCAGCGTCCGACAGGTGCAGCTTGTAGACATGGTAGAGCATGGTGGTTTCTCCTCACTGGAAGCGAGCGCGGTGGTTCGCGCTGGCTTGTTTGATGGCGTCGTTGACGGCGGTCAGGTACGACACGCCAGCCTGATCTGCATGCTTGCGGCAGCAGTACCGCATGATGTCGAGGAAGCGATCAGAGGTGTTCTGATCACCGTTGTTCAGTTCGCGCAGGCGGTTCATGTAAGCGGCAACAGCGTTGTCAAAGTACATTGGCTTTCCCTCCTTGATGAAACCAAGACAACGGCCAGAGGTGCCAGCCGCTCTCGGGGTTTCACCCCACCACCTTTGCCATTCCCTAGCTGCCCAGCCTGCGAACCGCAGAACCATCTGGCAGGGCCGATACTCGGCATCAGTGGTGCACCCCGTTTGGTTGGGAAGACCGCCCGTTCCACGGGGCGAACCTAATCCTGACTGGCCATGCGAGCCTTTATGTCAATTCCGCTGGATCAGTGCGGCGGTGCCGGGGTCAGGGTGAGGGGGCCAGTGGCCGCGTCGTCCCTTCCGACACCACAAGAGATAAGGTCACTAATTCCCACTATCAACCCCAAGATACCAACCCATTGTGCCGATATCTCTGGAAAGGGCAGATCGCCCAAGCCTCCAAGGGCTGGCGCGTGACAGGAAAGGTTCGAGGGTGTAGAGTACCGGACAGAGAAAAGTTCAATCGAACCTCCGGCATGACGCTGGGTGCCGGATCAGTTCGAAAGAACAACACATTCAAAAAGCTGAATGCGTAAAACGCCGAAAGCCCAGCGCAGCGTAGAGGTCACGATGACAGACAAGCCAACACTCAAGGTGGTGTCAGACACAGGCACCAAGACAGAGCCCAAGAAGTCCAGAGGCAGGTCGTACAAAGGCCAGCCAAAAACAGGATCACCCAAGACAGCCATCAACAGTGAAGGCCTCACAGCCAAGCAGGAGGCGTTCTGCATCGCCATCCTCAATGGCACAGGATGGAGCGAAGCATACCGGCAGGCATACGACGCAGAGAACATGAGCGCAGCCAGCATCCATCGTGAAGCATACGCACTCGCCACAAACCCCAAGATAGCCTCACGACTGGAAAGGGCAGAGAGGGAGAAACAAGCAGAACAGCGCATGCAGAGGCTCTCGCGAGCAGAGCGCGTGGTTCAAAAGCTTGAACAAATCGCCCTGCGTGATGGCGACACTGACGGCACACAGGTGCGTGCGCTGGAACTGCTGGGCAAGACGCTTGGGCTGTTCGTGGATCGGGTGGAGACTGAGGACAAGACCGACCGTGACGCTGACAGCATCCGCAAGGAACTTGAGGCACGGCTCAACAGGCTGATCGGATAAGTTCGTTTGCACTTTCCGGCAGGGGTTTTGACGGGGGGAGGGTTTCCGGCGGGGGGCTCTCCCCTTTTCGTGGGAGGCGCTGAGAGGGGCGGTGGAGCGCGATGTCGTCCGGCAGGTAGGGTGACCGCCGACAGCATCGACATGGCCACTCAGCGGCCAGCACAGCGGCTCTCAGCGATATCGACACTGGGTGCAGCGGCTCGACCATGGTCACCCCGCGACGAAAACGGCCATACCGCGACCCCCACCTACCCCCGACCCCCCTGATCGCGGCACGCACGCACGGACGCGTATACATGATGTTCCACACATCCGATTACCAAACTCCACCAAACAGGGTACCCCCCCTTTCTTTCCCAGAAACTCAACGTGCATTGAGAAAAATCTGGAAAATGTCTGGAAAAGTGCAAGGAATCCTATACCCCCCGGTATAATTTACAAGTAAATTTTCAAACGACTCAGGTGTACCCGCCAAGTCTGCAGCATTATGCAGCGAGGACGCCCGAGAGAGGCGGGTATTTTTTGTTTGATTGCGGAAATTCAACCAGTGCCGGGTGTGAGTATGCCGGATTTCACCACTTGCCTTGGCTTTTTCCGATAAAATAGATCACGACCGCCAGCATTCCTGCGGCTGAGAGCACTGCCAGTGCCCCAAAACCCCAGAGGATGAGTGCCTCCATAAGTTCTGCTTTGCGGTATTCGTTGTCTTGGCGTTGTTTGCGGACGCGACGGAGGATTTCCTTGTACTCCTCTAGCCCTTTGGGCCCGTGGGTGAAGCTGATGATGGTCTCCACCTCCTGCTTCATCTGTTGAACTTTTTTTTGTGCCGTGAAGATGTTGATGGCTTCCTCTTCAGCGGAGCCGCCGAACTTCCACCACGGCGGGTTCTTGGCTTTTTCTGCCGCGTAGTTGATGTCGGAGTAGGCACCAGCAAACTTAGCCATAGCCTGCGAGGCATCTCTGCCTGCAGCGAT